GAAAGGGTGCATAAGGATATTGTGCTCCGCCTGGAAGACGAACATGTAATTAAATGTTCCACTAATTCCAAGAGGCATAGCGTCAGAGAAAGAACCCTGACCGAAAGGATAGACAAGGAAGACAGCAGAAGCTGCCGCAACTGGAGCAGAGTAGGCAACAAAGATCCAGGGACGCATCCCTAGTCGATAGCTAAGTTCCCACTCTCGTCCCATGTAAGCATAGATGCCAATGAGGAAGTGAAACACAACGAGCTGGAACGGTCCCCCGTTGTACAGCCATTCATCAAGTGTAGCAGCTTCCCAAATTGGGTAGAAGTGAAGTCCGATGGCATTGCTGCTCGGAACGACGGCTCCCGATATGATGTTGTTTCCGTAGAGGAGGGAGCCTGCAACTGGTTCTCTGATTCCATCAATGTCAACAGGAGGTGCGCCGACAAAGGCGATGATAAAACAGGTTGTAGCAGCGAGAAGGCAGGGGATCATCAGAACCCCAAACCAACCCACATAGAGTCGATTGTTAGTAGACGTTACCCAAGAACAAAATTGATCCCAGGCAGACGTCCGTTGTTGTGCGATAACAGCGGTCATTAATAGTGCATGGTTGTTTTACAGGGTATGTATTTGAGCACTTTAATGAAGCCCTCCCAAGGCTCACATCCAGTGGAGGGCTGTTGTTGTTATCAGAGCTTATACTTCAGACCGACCTTGGTACCATATGAGTTGGTATCGTCGGCAACGAAAGAGATCTCACCATAAACATCGAGGCGCTTGGAAGCAGCAACTGCACCAAACACTTTACCAGTGAGTTTAGTTTCAGCTTCACCGTCATCAGGAGAGAAGACAGTAGGACCGGCTTGCACACCCCAAGAGGTGAGATCGTTACCATCTTCGTAACCGAGATGGAAGTCAGTAGCCATGCCCTGATAGTTGGAACCGTTAAAACCGGAGTTGTTTTCGACGTTCACATACGGACCTGCCAGTGCGGGAGCAGCAGCAAGGAGGGTTGCGGGGAGGATAGCGAGGAATTTCATTAAAGTTAAGAGTTAATTTTGAGATTGCGTTTAGCAGTTTTAGCGGAGCGTTTGAAGTTAGCAGCCGTGGGTGCTCCTTTGGACCCAGGCTTTCTCATTTTTTCACCACTGCCTGCAGCGATACGCTTGCGTTTGGCGTGGATGTTTGCATAAAGACCGGGCTTAGCCACATTTCCATTTGCGAAGGGCTAGGGCTTTCCGTGTAGGTCTGCCCTTTTCATCTTTCATCGGTCCTTTGACGCCAGACATTCTAGCACAGAAGGACCGTTTACGAGGACCACCACCAGGCTGAGGCGCCTTGAGGTTGGACCCCGTTTCCCGATTGTACTTTTCACGACCAGCTTTTGTCAAGCCACCAGTACGTGATTTGTGTTTGCCAATCTTAAGGCTAACGTTTGTAGCCACCTTTCTTGCCTCCTTTGGAGCCGCAAGAACCTTTGCCTTTATGTGCCATTACTCTTCTTCCTTTTTAGGAGCTGCCTTTTTGGCAGGAGCAGGTTTTTTAGCAGCCGCTTCGCGTGCTTCACGCTGGGCTTTTTCATAAGGTCGGACAG